TAGGAAAAAGAAACTAAAAGGTCAAAGCGGTAGTGGAAAAAGCCTGTGAATGGCACGGGCTCTTCCCTCACTCCTTGTTTAAAAAGAGGAGAAAAAGACCTTTAGTCGAAGCAAGACAAGAAGCCTGGTATTTTATTCGAAGACATGTAAGAGCCAGCAATGGCATTAAAATTTCTTTGAGTGAGATAGGCAGATGCTCAACTCTATGGGATATAAAAGAAGTATGGGATCATGCTTCAGTATTACATGCAGTAAGATTGATAGATGGTAGGAGAGATGTAGATAAAGTATACAATTCACATATGGAAAAGAATGATAAAGAAATTTCAGATCTTATAAAAAACATGGATTGTACACAATTAGACACATATAACCCAACTTTACATTATCATGAAATGCTCGGACATTTAAATTACAATTTATGCGAGAGAAACGATTCAGAAGAGGTGGACTTTTTAATCAAAACTTTAAATGAAAAAAGAAACAACGAAACATCCAATCAAGATTCATTCAAAGATCTTAAAATGGAGGTGGTACAAGGAGCCGTTAACTAAATCAGTATTTTTTCATTTATTAATAACAGCATGCCAAGATAAATGCTTACAAAATGATGCATTAGTCACAAGAGGAGAGGTTATGACTTCTTACAGAAAGTTAGCTGATGATCTTGGCATGACTGTTTCACAAATCAGAACTTCATTAACAAAATTAAATCAGACTGGAGAGATTGATACAGTAAAATCTAAACGTTTTACTAAGATTATTCTTTTGAATTACGAAAATTATCAAGCTGACATTATAGCTACAGATGTTTTAGTCAAGCATGAAAGTAATAATAAAATATTTTTACAAATGGCTATGAAAGATGTGGGATGGCAGGAAATGCTATGCATGCATAATAATATTACAGTAGGTCAAATGAAATTTATGCTTGATAGATTTATGAAACATATTGAATCATCAGATGATCGAAAACCAAATTTTAAAGAATTCAAAACACATTTTACTAATTGGCTTCGTTATCAAAACATAAAAGAACATGAGGTAAAAAGCCAGGATATGTATCAATTTAAATGGAATGGTCAGGCTTTATTGACTGGAACTAAACAACAATATGATCGTGCCAAAAAAACCTATGATGTAGAGGGATTTGATTTTAAACTAATAAAGATTATAAAACAATGAACGAAATTAACGGCTTTAAAATAAAAACATATAACCAATACGCATTTAAACAGGATGCAAAAACTGATATTTGTCCTAAATGCTCACACGAAAGAAAGAAAAAGAAAGATAAATGTGTGATGTTAGATTGGGAAAGAGCTCTTGCGACATGTCAGCATTGTGGAAGTGTAATGCAGATGCATGAATACGAGAAAAAAAATCAAACCAAAACATATGTACGTCCTGTAGAAAAAAACTACACACCTTTGAACGAAAAGGTTGTTCAGTGGTTTAAGGGCAGAGGCATAAGCGCAAAAACAATCAATTATCTCAGAATAACAGATGGTATAGAATGGATGCCTCAAACAAAAACAGAAGTACACACCATACAATTTAATTACTATTTAGATTCTCAACTAGTCAACACAAAGTATCGTGATGCTAGAAAGAATTTTAAAATGATTAAAGATGCAGAAAAAATATTTTACAATCTGGATTCTATAAGGTTTACAGAACAAGTGGTAATTGTTGAAGGCGAAATGGATGTGGCTTCAGTTATAGAATCTGGTATAAATTACTGTGTAAGTGTACCAAATGGATTCACTGCAAATGGAAACATTAATCTTGACTTTCTATCAGATTACTATGAATTTTTTGAAAACAAAAAGAAGATTTATTTAGCTACAGACAACGATGAAGCAGGGCGAAAAGGAAAAGCAGAATTGATAAGAAGATTCGGAGCAGAAAATTGTTTTATTGTTGACCTGATTGATTGTAAAGATGCAAACGAATATCTAGTCAAGTATGGAAAAGATGCATTGAGAGAAGCAATTGTGTCTGCACCACAGTGTCCTCTTGAAAATGTTGTAACTGCAAAAGATGTTGCGACTGATCTTGAAAGCTTTTACGCTCATGGCCATCAAAAAGGATTCGGAATTGGGTTGAAGGAATTTGACAACATATTTACAACCTATACAAAACAATTTATTGTAGTCACTGGATTTCCATCTTCAGGTAAATCTGATTTTGTAGACCAGATGTGTGTAGGCTACAACATTTTACATAATTGGAAAATTGCATATGCATCTACTGAAAACTTTCCAGCATATCTTCATGTAGATAAAATTGTAAGAAAATTTTACGGAAACAAACCTGATAAAGATCAAGTTAAAAACCATGCTTGGAAGCAGACTGTTGATTATGTGAGTGAAAATTTTTTTCATATCAATTATGATGATGGATATGATTTAGATAAAGTTTTAAAAAAGGGAGAAGAGCTTGTTAAAAGGAAAGGAATCAGATGTTTAGTAATTGATCCTTATAATAAAGTTAGATACAAGGATGGTAAAAATCTTGGCATAAATGATTATACTAATGAATACCTAAACAAAGTAGACAACTTTTGTAAAAAGCATGATGTGCTTGTTATAGTTGTGGCACACCCTACAAAACCTGAGAAGATAGATGGCAAACTTCAACCACCTACTTTCTACGACGTGAAAGGTGGGGGAGAGTTTTATGATATGAGCCCACATGGAATATTGGTTCATAGAGACAGGACAGAAGAAGGGTTGCAAAATAATTCAGTTATGATCAAAGTTCTTAAAGTCAAGTTCGCTAACTTAGGAACAAATGACGCGTCGTGTAATTTTGTATGGAACGTGAATAACGGAAGATATGATAACATTGTAGATGATAATCCACAATGGGACAATTCAAACTGGTTGAAAAATCATAGCAATAAAGTCAAACAAACTGTAATAATTGAAAAAGAATTTAATGAAATCGAAAAAAATATCTTCTAGAGAATTATTGTTTTGGACACCAACAAAAAATATGTATGCATCTGTAAGTTATTGTTTACAAAACGACATAAAAGCTTATATAGTACTTGATGGAAAAGGTTTTAAAATAGAGCTCAATTATAAAGGCACAATTAAACCTGGTCAAATATTTTATGAAAAACAAGCTGAAGCAGAAAAAGCAATATGGAAGTTATATGAACAAATTTGTTCAAGTTTGAAAAAAAAATTGTAAATTATGGGCGTATGAATGTAATAATTAAATATTTATGCATATTAAAAGGACCTTAAATCTGGTAAAACAGTTTAATAAATCATTTAGTGTAAAAGCTAACAAAAATCCAGGAGTTCTTTCTGAAGAGGAGTGGACGCTCAAAGCCAACCTCATGACGGAAGAGCTTTCTGAGTATATAGAGGCATGCAAACAAGGCGATCTTGTTGAGGTTGCAGACGCCATTGTTGATATGCAGTATATATTGTCGGGGATTATTATAGCACATGGCTTAGAAAATGTTTTCGAAGACCTCTTCAATGAAGTCCATGATTCTAATATGAGTAAACTTGAAAATGGGAAAGCCCTTAGAAGGGATGACGGCAAAGTGCTTAAGGGAAAAAATTATTTTAAACCTGACTTAAAAAAAATTTTGTTAAAATGGATCTAGAAAAGCAAATTAAAAAGATTGTAGGTTACAAAACCTGGACTTTAAGGAAAAAAGTAGATGAACTGCTTCGTATCGATCACGAAATGTATATGAATCTAGGTTGTGATTCTACAAAAAAAGAAATACAAAAAGTTAAAAAAAGTAGCAGATTAATATATAGAGCGATAACTCAAGTTAGTCCAGCAGATGGATATGCGCTTGAGGCACATATGATGGAGAAGGATTTAAGGGTATAGATGAAAGCGGCTGATTTTTTAAACAATTATTTTAACGATGAACTTTCACCTTTATTAGATGAGGTGTACGAAGATTGTATGGATCAGTCACACAGTACGGCAAAAAATAAAATTAATAAGCTTATATATAAGCTTCAAGAATTAAGAAGACATTTGCATGACAACAATGAGTGAAGAGCAAAAGAAGTATGCCCTTGATCACTATGAGGCGGGCTTTACTAATAAAACTTTGCTCGCTAAAATGATGATTGAGAAATGGAAAATCGACATCCCAGTTGAAAGGCTGAGACGTTCACTATCATCATGGCTAAATAGAAATGCAATAAAAAAAGAAAACCCTGCTTTGTCAGAAGAATGCGAGACTGTCGGCATTGATCCAAATGATGTGCGACATGCGTGGTATAAAGGAGAACATTGGAGTATAAATTTTAAACCAAGCTCTTCTGGACCGACTTTTGATGAAATGTTAAAAGAACACATAGAAAATGTTAAAAATCATACGTTCAATTATAAACCTATTGTCAGAGAAAGATATCCTGATTCTTGCTTACTCGTTATTGATCCTGCTGATGTACATATTGGGAAGTTGGCTAGAAGTTTCGAAACAGGAGAAGAATACAATAGTCAAATCGCAGTGCAACGAGTTAAAGACGGCGTACAAGGAATACTCGATAAAACAGCTGGATTTAATATAGATAAAATACTTTTTATAGCGGGTAATGATATTATGCATGTCGACACCCCAAAAAGAGTAACTACATCTGGTACACCACAAGATACAGATGGAATGTGGTACGATAATTTTTTGTTAGCAAAAAGATTATATGTTGATGTTGTGGATCAGCTGATGCAAGTAGCTGATGTTCGTTTTATGTTCAATCCATCTAATCATGATTATCAAAGTGGATTTTTCTTAGCAGATTCAATAAGTTCTTGGTTTAAAAAATGTAAAAACGTTTCGTTTGACGTAAGCATTGCTCATAGAAAATATTATAAATATCACAATAATTTAATTGGCACAACACATGGAGATGGAGCTAAAGCCCAAGACCTCCCCTTACTTATGGCGCAAGAAGCGAAAAAAGACTGGGCTGAGGCAAAAAACAGGTATGTATACATACATCACATACACCATAAAATGTCTAAAGATTTCATTGGAGTTACTGTTGAAGCTTTACGATCTCCATCTGGAACAGATTCGTGGCACCATAGAAATGGGTATCAACACTCACCGAAAGCGGTTGAAGGATTTGTACATTCAAAGGATCACGGGCAAATAGCTAGAATCACACACCTATTCTAATGTTTGAAGTTGTATTTTTTCCGTTATATGGAGTTACAGTAGGAGTTAACTACTGGAATACTACTATGGATCAATGGCCTGACTGGATGGAAGACGACGAAGAAGAAGAACAACACATGATTCAAATATTTTGTTTGTTCTTTGGGTTTTCAATAATTTGGTATCGATAATATCCCTATCATTATTTTAGAAGTCTGATTATGGAAAGCACCTGATAAAATACTGCCAGGTGTTTTTTTGTAACTTAGCCTTATGCTTATCGAAAAAATTTATTGGAGTGAAGAGCCTACCGTCGAACAGGAAATATTAATGACAACATTTCTGAAAGAGAAAGGATACGATAAATTACTTGAAAAACATCACATGTATATATTCTTGAGCGAAAAACCAGAAGAAGTGTTTTTTAAACTATACAAGACTTCAAGAGTGATGCACATATCTAAAAAATATAATTTTTCAGTTGATCAGGTTATAGAATATTTGTTCGATTCTTTTAGTTTTTATCAGGAACTCAGAGAAGTTTTGTATTGGAATAGTATAGGTGACTACAAAAAATATGTACCTTGTACAGGTGAAATTAAAACAGTAAATGGTACTGAGTCGGTTATTGAAAACGATTGTGTCTTTGCGAAGACAGAACAAGAAGCAGAATTGCTTTTTAAAGATATCGGATATAGTGATTTAATGTATGTTGTTGATATAGATGAGTAATTTTCCATGTACATCTTGCGGCGCCTGCTGCAGAAGGCTACATCTTTTTCCTAAGGATTTGATAGAAGAGCACGGGCTAAAGCATGACCAGTCTGGACGATGTGAAAATCTACAGGAGAACAACAAATGTAGCATATACGAAGATAGACCTGAGATATGCATTGTCGATCACAAAAAATATGACGTGGATGCTGATTTCTACTATAAGGTTGTAGCTAATTCATGCAACACATGGATGGAAGAGGACAAGTCTGAATATGAACGAGTCAAACTATGAGAAGAAAAGTTAAGCGGAATAAGCAAATAACGAGATCAACGAAAGTACAGTATCAAGGATTAAATTTTGCATCCAAATTAGAAATGCATATGTACAAGCTCCTGAAACAAGCAAAGATACCAGTAGAATACGAAGGTAAAACATTTTCATTAGTTGAGGGTTTTGATTTTACAAATGCAAGCTACGAGAAAACTCGAGTTAAGAAATTCTTGCATGATAGAGGCAATAAAAATGTATTGCCAATCAAATATACGCCAGATTTTTTAGATATTCAGGACCCCCCTAGATTTATTATTGAATGCAAAGGTAATCCAAACGAAGCTTTTCCTATCCGATGGAAGCTTTTTAAGCGGTATTTAATAAATAAAAACATCAAAGCTGACCTTTTTATGCCTAGAAATCAAAAAGATTGTGCAGAGGTCGTTAAAATAATCAAGCAATCAATCGTTGATTAGAGTTTTTTTGATTGCGTCATCTAATCTTCGCTTTCTCAAAATCTTATCTGCTTGTTGTTTTGGCTTTCTAACTATCGGTTTCTGCTCTATTTTTTTCTGCTCTACGTTTGGTCTTGTTGTTAAATAATCTCTCTCAATCTTTCCTCTGAGTATTCTGTTAAAAGTGTTGAGATCTGCTGAAGGGACTATGGTGTTTAGTAAGGTTGTGTAAGATAGTACGTCTGCTGCTTTTTGTCCATATTCACGCACATATCTGTCCTTGCCTAAGTTCATGTAAGGAGGAAACTTATTGGTTTGAATATATTTTAGTGATTGATAAACGTCAATCATATCTTGAGCCATCAAAGTATAAAGACCAGCATTATTAAATATACCATCAGCAATAGCAATATCAGTTACAGGACCTCTTTCTTCATCGAATATAGATCTAGCAAAAGGACTATAAACATTCAATAAATCTGGATCACCTCCTAATTCTGAAGATAATTTATTTAGTGAAGAATACATTAACTCTGATGCAACTTGAGGTACAGGTAAAGGCGACATGCCATCAAACAAAGATGTGGAGAATTCTTTAGAAATATTTCTTTTGTAATTATTCAAAGAAAACTGGTTTTTTTTCATCCATTCATATCCTGATGCACCCGCATAAGCTTCATATATCTTAGCGGCTTCATCAATTTCTTCATCCCACCCAAGCAAACCAGCTATTTCATCTTCCATTCCTTTAGCAAAAGCCATTGAAAACATTGGGCCTAATGCTTTGAAAACACCTATTTCAATAGCAGCTGAAGCTAATCTTCTTCCTGCGTTTGCTTTGTCTGTAGAGGACGCAAAATCATCAGATAAAACACTCAAATCGTTTGCTATACCAACCTTTCTGTTGTTCTGGAATCTTCCAAAAAGAAATAAAAAGTTTGCAAGCGTTCTTTTGTTTTCACTATTTCCTTGTCCGTAAACACCCAAGCTATTCCACTCATCAGATTGAGTTTGAGATCTTCCTACTTGCTCATCAGCATATGCAACAGCTTTTTTGTTTATATTATTAGCAGCATATTCAAAGAATTCCTTATCACTAAGCTTCTGTGTTTCTGGATTGTTCCTATGTTCGTAATCCATATAAAAAGCAAGAAAGGTATTATTTGCTGCCAATCTATCAGTCTGAGCTAAGAAAGCATCCATAAGTTTTTCTGAAACATTATCCAGACCTTTAAATCCTTTCTCAACGCCTTTGCCTAATATGGTTTTAGATGTTTCCTGTGCCATATTATCAAGAAACTCTGTTTGTATTTTTGACTTACCAGTCCTTCCTTGAGTTAAAGATGCAGATAGCAAGGCTTGCTGATTTCTATCATTTGATAGTGTTCTACCATCTTGTCCAAACGTAAAAGACAGAATTCTTTTAGTCATGAAAGTTCTCGCCTTATAATTTAAGTTAGGAAGTTGCGCCAAAGTCGCTGAATAATATTGCTTCGGTCTCATCGAAACACTGCTTAATCTTTTTGCTGATGCGATTTTTGCAATTGTTCTTCCTACCCTAGCGAAATTTCTAGCTACCGTATTCTTTTTTCTTTCATTGACACTTACTTTATTTACACGATCTACTTTTTGTTGTAGAGTAGCAAGTAAATAATCTCTCATTCTCGTGAAATCTGTAGCCTCACCTCTACTTCCAATTCCTTTTGTTGCTTGAAGATCAAAAAAGCTTTCAAATCCTTTGGATTCATAAAAACCTTTTAGCTTGAAAATATCAGCCATAGTCTCCATTTGCATTCTTCCACTAGCAAAAAGATCAAACAAAACGTTTTCATAGTTTTCAAAGTTGAGTTCACCTGCTGGCTTTCCTAGCTGAGCTGATGATTCTTTCATTGTACCTGTAGATCTGTTAAAGTTCGTGTTTGTCGCATCATAATCAGTAACAAATCCTTCACCAGCACCTTTATTTTCACCAACATTAGAATAAACTGTTGGCAGATATTTTTCAAACTTAGTTGGTACACGACCATGAAAATTTTTCATAAAGTCATAGACCTTTTTTGTGTCTTGATTAAACAAGGAACGCAAATACTCTACTCCTTCTTTGTTAAAAGACTCAGATCTAGTTTCTACAGCAGCATAATCTTGAGCATTCAGAACTATTTTATCATAAACTTTTTGATAAAGAGCCTGCTTGTCTTTCAGTGATTTTGGAGAGCTATCTTCAGCCATTTCGTTTATGTGCTCCTGAAGGCGCATTTTTTTGGCTTCAAATTGAGTAATCATGCTTTCTTGTTTAGATAATCCTTCGACACCAGTGTCTTCATATTTACCTAAAAAGCTCATGAAATGACGCTCTAACAAATTTTCATCTTTGAAATAAACTTTTTGATTGACCTTTTCAGAAAGATGATCCAAATTATTATAAGACTGTCTAGTTAAATCTCCTTCTTTTGAATTTCTAGCAATCGATGCATCAATGTTATTAGAAACAGTAAGTAGAGGCTGCTTCATTGAAGATCTCTTAAATATATTTGATAATATATGATTGGTTGTAGCAAACTCGTACCCTTTAATAGTAAATAAGGATTCTAACCAAGTTTGTGGATTTATTTTTTTATTTTCAAGGTCAACAGGCGTTCCTAATCTAACCTGTTTTAGTAACTCCATTGAACCATGCAATTCGTTTGCCATTTGTGAAATAGCAATCGATTCAAAAGCGCTTGGGTTTTCTTTTATATCAATAAGTTTATTTACAAAATCATCAAGCTTAGTTCTCTCCTTAGTATTTAAATCTCCGTCTCTAACATATGATAAGTATTCAATTAAGTTTTGAACGTCCTGTGGTGCACGAGAAAAATGGTTGTCATCCCCCAAAGTTTCTACACCTTCTTGGAATGGTATTTTATTTGATACAGCTGTTCTGAAGCCTGTCAAAATACTAGCTGCATTTCTATATTTTCTTTCTTGATCATTTTCAGCAGGAGCCATTCGAACCTGATCCTGTATCATTTGACCAAAGCTTGCATAATCTTGTTCGGTTGCATTCTTTGGATAGACAACTTCATCTTTAATTCTACTCTCGATTCCTGCGGACTCAAACATTTGATAATTACCTCTATGCTGTGTAATAACTACAGGCACTCCAAATTTATCGGCAGTTTTCTGAGCTTTTTCAAGAATTGCTTTTCTCTTCAATAAATAATCAGCAGAATTTTGTCTATCAAGCTCGTCAATCTTTTTTATTTTTTCTTCATTGCTTATAGAAAATTCAACTTCTTGACCTTTGATAGCTGGCTGTGAATATATCTCATCAGATATATCAACTCCTTCAACGAACTCAATTCCCATCAAGCCATTTTCTCTTGAAAGAATAACATCGCCGTTTGAAAGCAATTCAAATTCTTTTTCACTTCTACCTGGAGTGAGCTGTTCTTGCATTTTATTTTTGCTAAAATAAAACTTACCATTTCTATTCCCCATATCCCATTTGGGGTCTGAAGTAAAGAAAACAGCATTCTCGCCTCCTTGTTGATCAGGTGTATCAAATAATGTTTCTGTGCCAGATTCTTTAGCTTTCTTATTGGTAACAAGTCTATCACCTGCTATAACATTATCTATATCTGTTGTAGAGTGCATGATAACTTCATCAGTTTCTTCAGAATCTGATTTTGCACCTATAAAAGAATCTATGTATATTTTAACATCGTTGCTAGCATTATACTGATATTGAGGGTCAATATCATTCATTATCTTTTGTTGCTTTTCTACCAAGCTTTTAATCCTTGCCTGCGTTCTTGTTTTAATATCAGATGGCACATTTTTAAGGGTGTTATCTGTCTCCGATATTCCTGTTCCTTCTCTAGCTTGGTTAGCAGTCATTTCAATACTAGCTTCTTTTGCGTTCTGAAGTGTTTTTTGTATCTGAACTTCCGCATCTACAAAATCAGCAAGTTTTTCTATCGGTGCTTCTGATAAAATGGTTCTGACTCTGTTTTCACGAATAGCTATTTCTTTTGCTAACGCAACCGATTGATCTGTGAGAGATTGGTTGGTTCTTTTGTTTTTATTAAGCTGTCCTAACTTAGTGTCTATGGCAAGCTTTTCATTAAATAAGCCATTGTTCTCAGCGTTTCTCAAAAACATTGTTTTGAAAACTTGGTTTTGAAATAAATCTCTGGCTGCATTTTTTTGACGCATCGACCCTAACGTAGCCAAAGGAGTAGTTGTAAATACAGATTGCAAGCCAGCATTATATACGCCTTTAAAATAATCACCTGCGCTGTAATCTTTCATTCCAAAAAGCTCATCAACAGCCATGCTCTCAACAGCAATCAATCCCTCTTCTAACGTTTCATTCATTCCTGCTCGAGGTACTTGATTCATGAAATTACTGACATAACCTCTTCTATAAGCCTTTGCTGCTTCTCTAAACTGAGTTGAACTCATGCCTGGCTTTGCAAGATTCGAAAGGTTCTTAAAATATTTAGCTGTGAAAAAAGCTGTCAAAGCTGCCTCTCCACCACCTTTTGCCAACGCCATAGACCTCATTTGCCAATTACTAATATTTAAATATTCATCTAGGTCGTCTGGCACATAGCCATCGGTTTTCATTATTTCTTGAGCCAGACTTTTATATTGTCTTGATTGATTTAAAGTTTCACCATATGTCGCCATACCTGTTATGCCAACTCCTAAAGTTGGGTTTATAGCAAAAAGTGCCATATATGGAATACTTTCTGATCCTGCCACTGTTCCTTTTTGAAAAAACTCAGCTATAGACTCTGAAGAAGATAAATCCCCTGAAGTTTCAGGAACAACGCTTCTAATTTCTTTATCAGCAAAAGCCCTCATCGAATCAAATTTAGATTGATAGATTTCACCAGCAGAATCATAATAAGCATTAGCTACAGTCTCCGAGTCAGCATCTCCGTATATCAATCTATTAACTGAATCAAAAGCATCACCTGGCC